TGACCGACATGCTCACACTGGAAGATGTCATGGTCGCCGATGCCGGCGCGACCGGCTTCCGTCTGGGCGGGCAGAACCCGGTGACACGGGTCAGTCACGTCCGGTGCGTGGCGGTCAGGTGCGGCTCGAACGGGTTCAAGACGCTGGGCGGCACCACGGGTTCGGGGTCTCGCCACAGGTACATCCAGTACGTGGACTGCACGACTCTGGACGTGGGCCTCGGCGGTGGCGTTAACTGCGCGGGGGTCGCGGTCCACCTGTCGGATGACGTGGTGGTGTCCGGTCTGACGGTGGGCACCGCCACGGCCAGCGGCTACTCCTGCCGTGACGGGGTATATGTGGCCGGGTCGAGTCGGGTGCGGATCATCGCCCCCGACATTCGACGCCCGACGTTCGCCGGGATCGCCGTTCGGTCCGCCTTGGGCGAGGTGTCCGACGTGTCGGTGCTCGGCGGCAAGGTCGCCACCGTGGACGGTGCTAACGCGTTCGACTTCGGGTGGGAGGGCACGACTTTCCGCCGCATCTCGGTGGAGGGGACCAAGGTGGAGCACTACGGCACGGGGTACGTCATCCATGCGCGCAAGGATTCGTCATCGTCGCTGTCTGGGCCGCTGTCCGTGGAGGTCGCCCTGGTGAACTCTGGTGCGATTACGAACATGTGCACGGGCTCGGGGCGTGAGGACGTGTCGGCTCGAATCACCGGCCCGGTGCCCTCGGACATGTCCTACACGGGGTTCGCGGACGGCTCCCGATGGTGGGCCGCTGATGGGCGGCTTGGCCTTCGCCAGTCCGGCACCTGGCGCTGGCTGTGATCGTCCCATCTTCTTCGACTGATTGGAGGCCGTCGTGGCTTTGAAGGAACTTCCGGGCGGGGAGCTGTACCAGGATGACGGCGGGGCGTATGCCAACGAGGCGACGGCCCGCCGTCACGAGGCCATCCACCGGCAGCTAGCGGGCGCGGCGGCGGCTGCCCTGGAGCAGGCTAAGCGGCCTCAGTTCGCGGATAATGGGGATGGGACGATCACGTTGACGACCTCGGCCACGATTACCGATGCCGGTGACGGCACGCTGACGATTGGGGCTTGACATGGCGACACGGACTCTGCTGTTTGATCTGGCCCGCCTGGATGGTGTGGACACGACCCCGTATCGGGCGCAGGTGCAGGTGTCGCTGTTGCGGCCCCAGCAGGACAACGAGACGACTGTCACGACCGTACCGCTACCTGTGGCGGTGGACGGTCCGACCCGCGTGGATGTACCTGTGACCGCGCCGGGGAACGCCCTGGTCATTCAGTGGCCCCCTGGCGCGTCCCAGACCTACACGACCTACCACTTGATCCCGCCCGGCGAAGGCGATCTTTTGGCGGCGACCCTGCCCCTCGTGGACCGTGCCACGCTGGCCCCGACTGCACATCCCGAGGCCGCATGGTGGGAGGCCGTGAAGGATCTGACCGGCGGCGGCCCGGCACCTTCCCTGGCCGTGGATAACGGGGACGGCACTATCAACCTCATGATCGGAGACTGACACATGGCACGCATCCCTAAGCTGGACTCGGCGGGCAAGTTCCTGGCCGCTGACGTGAACGCGCAGATCGATGCCCGCACGAAGGCGACGATGCGCGCCGACCTGCCCGCACTCGCGGAGGAACTGAAGATCGGCGGTGGTGGGGTTGAGGGGTCGGTGCCGATCTTCGCCACTCTTGCTGAGGCGCAGGCGTGGGAGGCCAAGAACCCGGGGAAGAAGGCGTTCTATGTGGCCGACCCGGTGACGGGCGAGGACACCTCCGGCGTCGTCCCAGACTCGGACACCACCGGCCCGACCGGCGCGACCGTCGCCGTCTCCGGCGTGTCTGCGTCCGGGTACACGGTCACTGTCTCCGGCGCGGTAGACGTGGAAACCGGCCTGCACGCCACGGCCCCCTACGCCTTCTCGAAGGACGGCGGGGCCACCTGGACCGCCTGGCAGGCGTCGCCCTCCTACTCGGTCACGGGCCTGGAGGCGTCCACGACCTACCCGGCCCCGAAGGTGAAGGTCCGCAACCAGTCCTCCACCCCGGACGAGTCCGTGTTCACCGCGCCTGCCGGGGTCACCACGAAGTCTGGTGTCACTTTCCAGGCCGCTGTGGCGGACCCTCCGGCCACATTCGCCTGGAACATGGACGAGGCGACCGGGGCAACGTCTTTCGCGCAGACTGGCACGGATACGACCGCGGGAGCCCTTCCGGTCCGGTCCGGTGTCACTGCTGGTGCCCGCGCTGGCCTAGCGGGCTACTCGAAGGCCCCGGACATCACAGCCGGGTCTGGGATGATCGCGCCAATCAAGAAGGCTTCCATCGACGGGGTGAAGGGACTCACCCTTATGGCCGTAGCGCAGATCGACGGAGGCACTGCTTACGGGGCGGAGATGATCCCCTTCGGTTTCGCTGCCCTCTCCTTCACTGCCTTCAATAAGATTACGGGCTGGGTGAATATTGGCGAGTATGCCAATGCGGGTAGATTCACAGTCACCGCCGACCTTCCCCAGTTCACTTCGTGGTCGGCGGTATCCGCTGCTGGAACGCACGTCGTACACCTGCGATGGTCGGTGAACCCCGATGAGCTGTCCATCTGGCACCAGGGCAAGAAGGTGGGGTCAACTACCTACGCAACCGCAGTCACTGGCGCTGGAAAGACCTGGCCTAATGTGACGTTCTACACCGGGGACTCGCACCTGTCTGTCGGCGGTTCTTTCGACGGTGCCATCAATGGTGTCCGGGCCTGGACCAATCAGGCGCTCACGGACGCCGAGATCCTTCAGCACGCACAGTCGGCGGGGGTGGCCTGATGGCAACCATGTTCCCGGCCCTGATGGGCACGGACGGAGAGGCCCGCGCCATCCTGGACGTGGCTGGCAAACGGTGGGACCAGGGGTCTCGGCCCACCCAGCAGACGGGAGGGGTTCGTAACACGGCCCTGCCCGCCCCGATCCGCTACGACCCCGCCGCCCTAGACGGACTCGGGAAGGCCCCGCTCGACCAGGCCACCTATAGCACGGTCACCCGTGCGAACCTCTCCGCCCCCACCTGGGACGGCGCGGTCCGGGCGGCGTGGTCGGACACGGCGACCATGACGATGCTCGGCATCGTCACAGACTCCAAGGTCACGGATCGCGCCGTGCAAACCCTCGGAGCGAATCAGAACGCGACGTTCGCCGCCGAGTTCACCACGAACGCCACCGAAGTCGGCATCGTGCTCCGCAAGCGTGGAGCATCTGCCGTGGTGCGGCTGTGGGTGGACGGCAACCCCCACCCGCAGTACGTCGCCGGACCGAACCCCGGTGACTCCACGACGCCGGCTGTACCCACAGACTTCACGATCAAGGTCACGTTCCCGACGACGAAGACCCGCACCATCCGGGCCGACCTCCGCTTCGCTGACTTCGTGGGCATCGACCGGCCCGCTGGCACCACCCTGACGGCCACGCCACGCCCCGAGACCCGCGTGCTCGTGCTCGGGGACTCGTTCGTGGAAGCCCCAAACGCGGAGGGCCAGCCGGACACCTGGCTGATAGACCAGTTCGGGTGGCTCCTCGGCCCCCTCCTGGGAGTCGAAGTCATGCACCACGGCTTCGGCGGCTCAGGTTGGGGAGCACAGGCCCCGGACAGGCACTACGCCGCCCTAGCCCGCAGGGAGAAGCACGCCCAGGTGAGGCCCGACTACGCGATCCCGTTCGGGTCACAGAACGACGGCGGCGCAACGACGGAGCAGGTCGCCCCATACGCCCGCGACCTGCTGGTGTCGCTGGCAGAGTACGCTCGCACGTTCGTGGTTGGCCCATCGCACATGGGCACAGCCACATTCGATACTGCGCTGGCGACGATCACCTCAGACCCGGCGACAGCGCCCCGCGTGTTCGGCTACACCTCGCCCGTGCGGTGGACCGACCTTGACACTTCGGGCTGGTACTTGGAAGCGCACCTCACCTGGGCTGGCAACGTAGCCTACGCCAAGCGGATCGCCAAGGAGTTCGCGGCGGCGCACAAGGCGTCGTTCCCGGCGGCGTACTCCGAGGCCACATGACGGACCATGCCTGGTCCTCGACGGCGCACGCCTCGTCGCAGAAGCGGCGGGGCGTGCCGGACGTGGACTCAGCCACACCCTAGCGGCCCCCGACCCGTCATGTCGGGGGCCGCACCCACGCACTAGGAGGCCACCGTGCCTGACCGGATCATTCGCACCGTCCACGGCCCCACCGGTGGCCTCCTCGTCGTCATCGGCGTGTATCTTGCCGGGCTGGGCATCCAATGGCTGCTGTCCCCGTCAAGCTCGCGGGCGGCGGGCGTGGAATGGCTCAACGAGAACCGTTACATCCCCGTGGACGGCCTCACCTCGGATCACGTCGCCTGGTGGTGGATCATCGGCGGGACAATCACACTCATCGGCGGGCTGGCATCTAACTGGCCCTTCGCTGAACGGGCCGCTATCGCCGCCGGCATTTTCTTCCCGGCCATCGTCGCCGCACTCTTCGTCGGCGCATGGATCGACGGCAGCGCATCACATGGCATCACCACCGCATGGTCCTACACGTTGCCGTCCGTGCTAGTGGCATGGCAGGTGTCCCGAGAGCGGAAGCGAGTGGAAACGGGGGAGCACATCCACACGTCCACCATTCCATGCGTGAAGGAGTGACACATGGATTGGGGGATCATCGCAACATTCATCGGCGGCGTCATCGCGGCACTCTTCACATGGCGTGGTGTCCGAGACAAGAACAAAACCGACACGCGCGCCGCAGAACTTGACAAACTCCTCGCCGGTATGAGCTCCGAAATCGGACGACTCAAAGCCGACGTGGAAAGCCTCAAAACCGTCCTCGCCGCCACCACCACCGAACGCGACACACTCCGCACCGAACGCGACACACTCCGAGGCGTCATCCGCGACCAAGCAGAACTCCTCGACGACTGGCGGGCCATCGGAGACTGGATCACCGGCGGCGCACAACCACCCATCCCCACCCTCTCCTGGCGCATCCTCCAAGAACGCGCCGACCACGAACGCGCCCTCGACCGACAGCGCACCAACCAGAAGGAGACACCATGAGCATCCCCGGCATTGGCCGCGTCCTGAAGGATGCTGGCATTGAACACACCCTCACTGACGGCTGGCGCGACCGCGTCTGGACGCGCAATGGCAAGCCCTTCGACTGGGATGAGATCCGGGCGGTAGTCGTCCATTCATCGGAATCGGCACCGTCCGCGTTCCAGCGTGGCGAGGACGCCCCCACCCTCCAGTGGGTCATCAACGGGCAGGGCTACCACACCTACTCGCTTCTTATCGGGCGCTCCGGGCACGTCTACGTCATCAGCGCCCACCCCGGCGCGCAGGCAGGCTTCGGTGTCTGGCCGCACACCGGACGGCGCGGTTCTGTCATCCCCGAGGACCAGGGCAACTCCTACTCGCTCGGCGTCAGCATGGACGCATCCGTGCAGTACCCGCCCACACGCGAACAGCTCGAATCCCTCGCCCGCGTCCTCCACGCCCTCCAGGAAGAATGGGGCGGCGAACTCACCATCATCGGGCACGGGGAGTACAACAACTTTCAGGTGCGCACCGACCCCACCGGCGTACCCGGCGGCATGGACGCCGTCCGGGAAGCCGCCAAGCGTGGCACCTGGGACAAGCCCGCACACACGCAGGCCGCACCCGCCACCGCCCTGCCCTACGTCGTCCGCCCCGGTGACACGCTCTACAAGATCGGGCGGACCTTCGGAGTCCCCGCGACCGTCATCGCACGGGACAACAAGATCGCCAACCCCGACGAAATCATGCCCGGCCAGGAACTCACCATCCGACCCGGCACCCGCGTCCACGTCGTAGACAAGGGCGAATCCTTCTGGGGCATCGGGCGACGCTACGGCCTCACCCCCGAACGACTCGCCGCCCTCAACGGCAAGAAGACTTCGGACACCATCTACCCCGGCGACATCCTCCGCCTCGCCTGAAAGGGAACAGCATGAGCATCTACACCACCCCCGAGTTCTGGCGTGGCGCGTCGGAGCGCTTCCGCGCACGTCGGCAGGCCCGGCACACCCTCCACGTCGGGTGGCTTGGAGCGGTGTAAGTGTTCTCCGGCGTCATGGCGTGGCCGCGCTTGCAGTGCGTCCGCGCCCGCGCCTCGTCCCGCCTCGCAGTAGCGGCCAGGTTGGGGCCATAGCCGCGAGCAACGTTCACCGCCTGGGGGACGATTTCGAGGTGCGCCGGGTTGACGCACCCGCGATTGCGGCAAAGGTGGTCCACGACCTCGTCCGGGCCAACATCGAAGCCGGACGCGGTCATGGCGAAGCGGTGAGCGGTCGTGTGGTCAAACTGCCCGTAGCCGTTACGGAGCATGGACGCCATCCACGGCCAACACTCGTCCGGCTGGCGCTTGTCAACCTTCTGCCAGAAGCGCTGTTCCACAGTCGGCTCGGGTGGCCGCGTGTATTCCGGCCAATCTAGCTGACCCCTCCAGCACTTCATGTAGTGAGGGCGGCACACGCCCTTGCCGTGCTGCACGTTGGCGCAGCCGTCCATTACGCAGACCCTTTTGCTCATACGTTCATCATACCGGAAGGGACAACGATCCGCATGATCTTCACCAAGCTTTTTTGGAAGGGCGCGTTCGAGAGAGCGACGAAAACCTTTTGTCAAAGTTTGCTCGCCATCCTCACCACCGGTGCAGTGGGTATCCTCGACGTGGACTGGCCCGGCGCGCTTTCCGCCGCCGCGCTCGCCACTCTCGTGTCCCTGCTGACCTCGATCTCCCAGCCCGACTTCACCGCCGGAGCGCCCGAGTTCGAGGCTCAGCCGGACGGCTACGAACCCCGCCACCGCGCCGACGTGTGATAAACTGGCGGCATCACGACCAGTTCCGCCTAGTCCGCTAGGTCCAGGGCTGGTCCTCATCTTGCCCGGGCTACTCCCGACGCGAGACACAACAAGACGCCCCCACGATGACCGCCGTACTGGCGTGGTCATCGTGGGGGCCTTTTGTTGTGTCTGGAAGTATGTGGGTGTATGTGGCGGCTACATACTCGCACACACTCCGGCAGACAACGTGCACAAACGAAAGCCCCCACCCATCACGGGTGGGGGCTTTCTTCGCCTGGCCCTGCTATCTCCAACTGTTCAGTCAGAGTCTCCAAGTCGGCCAGACGATCAAGAACCCCGAATGGAGACCACGTAGTGAAACTACATGGCGACTACGGAAGTCAGGCTACACCATAGGGCCGGAGACGCGCAACGCTGGGGGTCAGCCTGCCGCGATCACTGGTCGGCCTTCAGGTAGGGGTTCAGGCGCTCCATGGTGCGGAGGTCTACGTCGTGGAACTCGCCGGACGCGCTCATGTTCTCGATGAGGGCATCCCACGCTTCCGCCATGAGTGCGCGGCCTTGCTCACTCTCGCGCATGTTCTGCATGGCCTCGCGGGCGAGTGCGTCCTCACGGACCGCCCGCAGTTCGTCACCGGGGATCGCGGGGTTGAAGATGTGGCCCCCGGGCGTCATGCGGGGCTGCATCCATTCGAGGTTGCGGGCCGCGGCGATGCCCTCGCGGATGAGCGCCTGCCCGGCCGGGGTGCTACGCAGGTCGTCGGCGGTGTAGTGCTCGCGGCCCGCGTTGAACGCGGCCCCCATTGCACGCACGACCCACGCCCGCTCGGGGTTGGGCCAGGCGTACAGGGTGTGGCCTTCCTCGTCCGTCCCGTACATCTCGGCGGCGGCGGTCTCCGTGAGGGGGTGGTTGTGTTCGATCACTGGTCGGCCACCTTCCAGGTGCCGGGGGTGATGAAGTCGCGGCCCATCTGGCCTTGTACTCGTGCCCCGTCGTCAACCATGCGCCATGCGCCGTGCAGGACGTTGATGGGGCCGAACTCGGACTGGCCGGCAACCGCCTCTCGGGCGATGAACGTCTGCCCGTTCACCTTCGCCTCGATGTACTCGTGACCGTCAGCGGGCACGATGACCGCGCCGTCCTTCGTGGGCAGCTCCTGCACGGCACGGCGGACGTACCAGGTGCCGACTGAGCGGACGCCGACGTGGAGGCCTGCGGCGGTGTACAGGCCTTCCGTCTTATCCACGCGGGCGACGGTGGCGGTCATGGTGAGTCCGTAGTAGTCCCACTTCACCTCGTCGCCCACGCGCACCTGGTCGGACTCTCCCAGCGGCTCCCAGGGGTGGCCGTCCCCGTCCGCGAACAGCCCGCGCGCGTCGGGGTGGTTCAGGATGTAGCGCAGGAGGTCCTGGTCGTCCACGCCCATGATTTCGCCCCAGGTCTCCACATCTCGGACCATCGCGTCGGTCGGCTCGATCTTCTTCTTGCTCATCATCTCTCCTTGGGTGGTACTTCGGTGATGCCGCCACTCTAGCGCACGGCTCATGACAAGTGAAGACTAATACGGCGAATGCCACAACCGCATGATTCTGCGGTACGATCAGGGCATGAACACACACCACGAACCAACCGACCCCAACCGTCCCGCCGTTGAAGACATCGCCCGCGAAGTGCTGATGCGAGATGTAGAAGCCGACGCCATCGATGATCGGGTGGGCTACGACGCCAGCAGCAGCCTCTATGTTGAGAACGGGTGGTCCGCCCCCGCCCTCGCCCGCGCCGTGATCGACCTGACCGACACGGTCAAGCGCGTGGAGGCTCTGGCCGACGACATGGACCACGACGCGGGCCTTCTGGATCAGACCGACGATCCGAGGCTCCACCTGATCGCCGCCACCCATCATGAGGACGCGACGCGCCTCCGCACCGCCCTGAACGGAGGCAACCAGTGATCGACCGCAATCACCCCGCCGTCGAAGCTGCCGCCCGGGAGATCTACGTCCACGACGCACCTGGCAACGACCCGCAGGCGTGGCCTCCGGCGCCGCCCGCACTGGCAGACGACTACCGTGGAGCGGCCCGCGACGTACTCGTGGCCGCCCTGCCTCATCTGGCCAACCCCGTGGACGCCCGCCCCTGGGAGCCGCTGAGCGGCGGACGAGTGTACGTGGGAGACGAGGTGCGGCGGGACTACCTCGGCACCACCACCACCGCCGTCGTGGGCCGCGTGGATGATGAGGGGGACCCGTGGACCGATGAGGGGCGCGTCATCGGCATCCTCGATGAGGGCACCTGGTACGTCCGCCGCACCGTCCAGGACCTCCCCACCAACCCCGGCGCGGTCATCGTCCCCGCCGACGGTCACGAGTACATCGAGGCCACGATGCGCGGTGAGACCGTCCGCGCACGTGAGGCCACCCGGTCCGGGGCCGGCGGCTGGTACGCGGCCTGGCGGTCCGGGGAGCAGACCTCCGGGCTCGCCTCATCACGGGAAATCACCCCCGGCACCTGGAAGGTGGACGACCGATGAGCGGACACTCCCCCTACTACCAGGATGAGCACGTCACCCTCTACCACGGCAACTGCCTCACCGAACACCGCGAATGGCTGGACGCCGACGTGCTGGTGACTGACCCGCCATACGGGATGTCATACGAGTCCAACCGGAACCGGAACAAGAAGAACGTCAAGGTGGGCCGACCAGTTGCTGGTGACAACGACCCCTCACTTCGGGATGGAGTTGTGTCTGCCTGGGACGGTCGGGCCGCGCTGGTCTTCGGTCGCTGGAACATCCCCCGCCCTGCCGGGACTCGGCAGCGGATCATCTGGGACAAGCGAGTCCAGGGCATGGGTGCGCTGGACATTCCGTGGGGACCTGCCGAGGAAGAGATCTACGTCATCGGCAAAGGCTGGCAGGGTAAGCGGAGCGGAAACGTCCTGAGCGTTCAGATGCTCATGTCGGCTGATGCGGAGCGCCCCGATCATCCCACCCCGAAGCCGATCCCCCTGATGGAATCACTCATCGCCAAGTGCCCACCCGGCATCATCGCTGACCCGTTCGCAGGTTCAGGTTCCACCCTCGTGGCCGCCCGCAATCTCGGCAGAAAGGCTATCGGCGTCGAGTTGGAGGAACGCTACTGCGAGCTCATTGCCAAGCGGCTCTCGCAGGGCGCGTTCGACCTGACGGGGCTGTGATACCGTGACCCTCCTCGACGAACACCTCGCCGCACTCCGCCGTGACCGCTACTCCGAAGCCACCCTCGACGCCCGCGAACGTGTCCTCCGCAGCCTCCCCGCCCTGGAGAACCCCACCCGCGAGCAGATCATGGACTGGTGGGAGGGACGGCAGACACTAGAGGACGGCACCCCCCGCGCCGCGTCATCGCTGGCGCAGGACGCATCCCACCTCCGCGCGTTCTACCGGTGGGCCATGCAGCAGGACAAGGCCGAACGCAACGCCGCCGACTGGTTGCCACGCGTCCGGCAGAAGAAGCCCGCCCCCACCCCGGTGACGGAGGCGGACCTGTACCGGATCATGCAGGACGCGGACACCCCCATGAAGCGGATGCTCGCGCTCGGCTCAATGGCCGGGCTACGGTCCGCTGAGATCGGGGCCGTCCGGTGGGGCGACCTCGACCACGGCAACGGCGTGCTGTGGGTGCGTGAGGGCAAGGGCGGGAAGGATCGTTCGGTGCCCCTGTCCGCCGGCCTACTGGCCGAGCTGGGGGAACCGGGCCGACCGGATGAGCAGATCATCGGCAAGCCCATGACGGGGAAGGCTGTGTCGCAGGCGATCTCCCGGCACATGCGGCGACTCGGCGTTGACTTGTCCGCCCACAAGCTGCGGGCCAGGTACGCGACCCGGTTCCTCGCGGCGACGGGGGATCTGAAGGCGGCGGCGGACGCGTTGGGGCACGCGGATCTGTCCTCGATCAGCCGGTACGTCATCGCGTCGTCAGACACGATGCGGCGGGGCGCTGAGGCAGCGGGGCGGATTGGGTGAGCGGGAATGTGACGCATTGTGACGTGTGCGCGGATGCATAGGTTGCACAAGGTGCCCAAGGTGCGTAAGTTAGGGGGCATGAAGAGAGACGAGATCCACACGGTAGCCACCGCAGCCGACAGGCTCGGAATCCACCCCAGCACCCTTCGCCGCTGGGACCAGAACGGAATCCTGAAGCCAGACTTCTACACCGCGACCGGGCATCGCCGCTACTACGCGAGCAGCCTAGAGCAATGGTCCATCCCGGGCCACGCCGCACCCGAGTTCGCGGACTTCATGTCACGTAAGGGCCTGGTCTACTTCTTCGAGTGCGAAGACTTCATCAAGATCGGCTTCAGCGTCAACCCGGAATCGCGCCTGCGTCAGATCCAGGTCTCCGGCAACGGGACCACGGCCCCGCAGAACATGAACACGCGAGAGGCGAAGATCATCACAGCGGCCCCAGGGTCGAGGAGTGACGAAATGGCCCTGCATAACCGATTCGCCGCAACCCGCGACGAAGGCGAATGGTTCAAGAAGAGCGCAGAACTGAACGACTACGTCGCCGGAGTCGCCTCAACGCTGGACCTCTACTGGGACAACACCGACAACCACCCCAGCATCCGCACCCCCACCGGAGAACGCCGCTACACCTACGCCGACATCGAAGCGGCACGTGAGGCCACGAAGCGCCCCACCGCCTGACAACGGCACCACCCCGCAACACCCCGACCGCGGTCCTCGGACCCGGCGCAGACACCAAGGAGTTCGACGTGCCCGAAAACAAGACGACAGCAACCGGCTTCAAGCGCCGCATCCTCGAAGCCGTCCCCGGGATGAACGAGCGGTACGCACAGCGCCTCGCCTACCGGATCAACCGCCGCATGGACCACTACACGCGGTTCGCGGACCTGCCCGTCGAGTCCGTTTACGAGGAAGGCCTCCGCATTCTGGGCCTCCACGCCGATCCGACCGCCCGCGACGCCGTCCGCAACATCGAGGCGGCGGCGGCGTGAGCGAGTCACCTAAGCCGCCCTTCGCCGCGACCGTAGAGGTCAGGATGGGCCGAAGCATCATGCGAACCCCGACGACCGTGGTCAGGGAGACCAAGACCCAATGGGTTGACTCCTCTAATCGCCGGTGGCGCAAACAAGACGGAGGTCGCGTCGGCATGTCTAAGAGCGCCTTCTCGCACACGCTCGTGATCGAGTCCAACCAGTGACCCCCACACAAGGAGAGAACATGAACTTCACTGGTCGCGCGGATTGGGTCGCGTTTGTGGCCTGCGTTGCGCTTGTCGTCTTGTGCGTCGCGTACCAGGTGGCGGCGCTGTGAGACGGTCCACGGTTTACACGATCATCCTGGTCTGCTACATGGCCGTCCTCGCCGTCCTGGGTGCGAGCCTCTTGCTGAACGACGAACGGCTGGCAGTGATCGGCCTGCTCGCCTTCACCGGCCTCTGTCTCGCGTCCGCCTTCCTGATTACCCTCAACGAACACTGAACAACGAACAAGGAGAGAAGCGATGAACGAGGAGATCGTCACAATCGAAGACGCCACCACAGAGGATGTGATCGGCGCGCGCCCAGGCGACTACATCATCTGGGAGCACACCAGGCAGCGAGGCCGCGTAACGCATACGACCCGCCGTGAAGGCATCGCCCACTACCTGAAGCCGGACGGCTACTGGGTCGCAGAGGACGGCGAGTGGCTTACGTGGCCCGAGGCAGATGGCGTCACGATCACGATTCACCGCACGGTCAAGGAGGTCCAGGCATGATCCGCGTCAACATGCCGGAGTCTGAGTATCACGCTCATCCGGCCTTGAATGCGTCCACGCTCAAAGCTGTTGCGTCTAAGCCGCTCGCTAAGGTGTGGTATGACCTGGACAACCGGCGCGGCTACAACCCGGCGTTCAATGTCGGGCATGCGGCGCACCGGCTCATCCTGGAGTCCACGGGGGAGGGGATCGTGCTGATCGACTTCCCTGACTACCGGACTAAGGAGGCCCGCATCAGCCGGGACACGGCCCTCGCATCCGGTGGCATCCCGCTCCTGACGCACGAGCATGACCAGGTGCGAGCCATGCGTGACGCCGTGATGGGCCACGACACGGCCCGCGACCTGCTGACCGGGCATGAGCCGGAGGTCAGCGTGTTCGCGGACTTGTACGGGCAGCCGTGCAAGGCCCGCCTCGACGCATGGCACAACGACGACGGCACCGGGCGTCCACTCATCGTGGATTTGAAGACCGCGCAGGATGCGGACCCGGAAACGTTCGCACGCACCGCCCTTACGTACGGTTACGACCAGCAGATGGCCCACTACCGGGACATCATGGAAGCGGAAACCGGCACCCTGCCCCGCTTCCTGTTCGTACTGGTCGAGAAGACCGCACCGTATCTCGTGTCCGTCGTGGAGTTGGACGACCTGTTCTACGACCTCGGCCGGCAGAAGAACGAGCAGGCAGCCGCCAAGTGGTTGCACGCCAAGAAGACGAACCAGTGGCCCGGCTACCAGGGCATCAGCCGTGTCCTCGCCCCCGTGTGGGCGCTGGACGAAATCGAAGAGGAGATCTACTGATGGCAGACATCACCGCCACACTGCAAGCCAAGAGTAACCAACTGAACGCCGCCGATCTGATCGGCGGTCCCATCACCGTCGCAATCGAACGCGTGGACGTGAACGTCAACGCGGAACAGCCCGTCGCCATCCACCTCGCAGGAATGCGAGGCCGACCCTACAAGCCGAACAAGGGGATGCGCCGCGTCCTCGCCGACGTGTGGGGGCCAGAGTCGGACGTATGGGTGGGGCGACGCATGACACTGTGGCGCAACCCCGATGTGCCGTGGGCGGGAGAGAAGGTCGGCGGTATCTGGATCACCGCCATGTCGAACATGGACGCACCACATCCCACGTCCGTCCGTCTCAACAGCAAGCAGGCGACCAAGCTTGTTGTCGAACCACTCCCGGACGCACCGGCACCTGACCCGTGGCAGCCGCGATGGGCGCAGATTGAGCAGGCACTCCGTGGTGCGGGCGTCGCCGGTGACGGTCCGGCCATTTTGCGCGCGGCCGGCGAGCTGATCGACGCCGAGTTCACGCACCCCCAGGAGATCACTGACGACCAGGCGCGAGCGATCCACGCCGCCCTGGACCCCGACGCCGCAACCACGGCACAGAACAAGGAGAAATGAACATGACCGAGAAGGACGACATGATGAGCGCCATCCGCGACGAGGCGCTGCCACTCGGGGAAGCCCTCAAGAAGTTCGGTGACGGGGCGTTCCAGGTGGCACTTACCATGATGGCGCAGGGCATCTGGTCCCCAGAGAACTTCACCAACGTCACCTGCGACGCGATCAAGGCGACGGCACCCAAGATCGACGCCGAGTTCAACAAGCTCAAGGAGAACTGAAATGGCAACCGTAGGACACATCAAGGCTGAGGTGCTGCTCAAGATCGAGGGCATGGAGGACACCTACAGTGTCGGCCACATCGAGATCCCCGTGAACATCTCCACCGACGAAAAGAAGCCCCTGCACGCGAACGTGCGCGCCGACACCAGCGGCGTCGCACGGTCCCTGGAAAAGTCGGTGGATGGCGTGTCGATCACGGTCGATGGCGCACGGATGGCCGGCGTACTCCGCAACCACAGCATCCACTACACCAAGGAGAACTACTGAACATGGCAAATGAAACGCAGATCACCGTCGTAGGCAATCTGACGGCACCGCCCGAACTCAGGTTCACCCCGAACGGCGCGGCCGTCGCGAACTTCACCGTCGCGTCCACCCCGCGCACGTTCGACCGTCAGTCCAACGAGTGGAAGGACGGGGAGGCGCTGTTCCTGCGCTGCTCGGCCTGGAAGGAGGTGGCCGAGAACGTGGCCGAGTCGCTGGACAAGGGCATGCGCGTGATCGTGCAGGGCCGTCTCAAGGCGCGCTCCTACGACGACAAGGACGGCAACCGTCGCACCAGCTGGGAGCTGGACGTGGACGAGATCGGCCCGGCGCTGAAGTTCGCCACGGCCAAGGTCACCCGCGCCCAGCGCAACGGTGGCGGCGGCGGCGGTAACTTCGCGTCCGCCCAGTCTGCGGGCTTCGGTGCCCCTCAGCCGCCCGCCCAGCCTCAGCAGGACCCGTGGGCTGGAGGACAGCAGGAGCCCGCGTTGGGTGAGCCTGCGCAGCAGCCGGGAGCGCCGTTCTGATGCCCGCCATCCCCCGCCCTGAGCACCGCTGTCCGACTCATGTATCCATGCCGCTGTCTGATGCGGTGACGCTGGGCAGGATCGCCGAGATGTGGGCGAACCTGACCCCCGAGGTGGGAGCCGCCGAGTTCCAGACAGAGCACGGCACGATCTCAATCAACTCCACAAGCGGGCGCATCACCTATGACCCGCGCACCGAGATCATGCCCTTCTGACCCGCAAGTAGTAGCGAGGGGCCGTAGCCATCACGGTTGCGGCCCCTTGCCCCGCTGATACGAAACTCGTAATACCTAACCTGAAAGAAGCAAAAACATGGCACTTGCAGACCACAAGCCCGCACGGAAGCGCGGCCACCTGGAGCACGTCATCACCACCCTCGACGCCGAGGACCAGGCCACCCTCACCGCCTGGCTGCACGACCCCACCTACACCGCCGCGTCCATCGCCCGAATCCTCACCGAAGAAGGGCACCCCACCGAGGGCCACCACGTCGTACAGTGGCGCAACCGCAACGTCAAGGGAGCAAACAAGTGAACCGGCTCAACGAAATCGAAGCCCGCGCCAACGCCGCAACCGAAGGGCCGTGGGCGGCGAGCAGTGGATATGTTGAGTCCGGCACTGCGACCATCGTGGAATGCTCGGACCCACTGCCGTTCGACCAGGTAAACGCCGAGTTCATCGCCCACGCCCGAACCGACGTTCCGTGGCTGTTGGAAAAGGTGAAGCTCCGGGACAAGGCGCTGGAGGCCGTGCTGGAAATGCACGAACTGGCCCAGCCCATCACCGCCGCCTACGGCACCCAGGAGGGCGGCGACTACTGCCGCACCTGCGTCGAGGACTGGCCCTGCCCGACCGTCGAAACCATCCACCAGCACCTTGGAGATGACCTGTGAGCCTGAAAGACGCATTTCTCCGCACCCGGCAAGCCGCCCTCGATATCGCTGTGGAGCGTGCCCGCCCGAAGACGTGGAAGGCCGGCCGGGTCACCCAGGACGGGGTCACGACGGTCACCACTGACCCGGTGGCAGCTGACACCCCGGACGGCACCCACGCTGAACTGTTGGCGGCGCACGGTTTCGACCCGGCCCGGTATCGCATCGTAGGACCGATCCGGTCTACCCGGTGGACCGCGTATCTGCCGAAGGAGTACCGGACCAACAGCACACCGGGCGAGCCGGTCGAGGACGCATTCACGTTCCAGGCCAAAGCGTCACGCTTCCAGGTGGTCGAACGGGCAGAAGGCGAACTGTCTATAGACGAACTCGTGGAAGTTGTCAACAACTACCAGCCCGGCGAACACAATACGTCCGCAGACGGAACCATTGGTGCATCACACTTCGCGTTCACGGAACCCGGCGAGGCATACGTGGTCGCTTTGGGTGACACACAGGCGGGTAAGCTCGAATCCCCCACCGAAGAACTCATCGGTCGGCTACTCGACTACATGCACAAGGCCGTGGAACCACTCCAGGGCCGCAAGGTCGAACACATCCACCTCGCCTGGCTGGGTGATGCGTGCGAGGGCATGAACTCGCAGGGCGGCTCGTTGCGCTGGCGGACCACGCTGACGATGACCGAACAGGTCCGGCTCATCCGCCGGCTCATGCTGAAACAGATCGAGATCCTGGCCCCCTACGCCGAACGACTGACCGTCGTCAGCGTTAGTGGCAACCACGACGAGGGCT